ACCTAGGGAAATGTTATATGTTGTCGTAATACCAGCTGCGTCTGTTAGTGTAAAGTCTTTTGTATCATTCAGTGACGCTTCAGGAACGGTGATAATTAATGCTGTTGCAGCAGCCGAACCTGATAGTTTTATCGGGTTTGTAAACTCTTGATCTGTTTGTCTTGTAATTACTGTTGTTAATTCTGAACCTGTTCTCTCCATTTGCCATATAGAGTTTGTAGTGGTATCTAGTGGTCGTGGAGCATGTCCGATTCTCCAGTTATAGTTCAGTTCTTGAACGCCTCGCATGGATGCTTCTGTCGATGTAACCGTCTGAAGAAGTCCAATCTGTCGTTGGTACTTGTCTCTCTCGAGAATATGTGGTTCGATAACATCAACAACTCCACCAGCAAAATTGACCGATGCAGGAATAAGTTGATTTACCATTTCAGAGATTGATTGGTCGATCCACTTAAAGTAAGTAAAGAATTTATCAAAGTCAAGACCGGTTCCGACTCTCTGGTGGAACAACTGTCTTGCTTTTGCGATGTCTTTGTACTCGATTCGATATCGATCTACGTGACGACCGAACAAGTTTGAAAACTCTTGAGTTGTTGAAAACAACTTTAGCATCTCCTCGGATACGATAGCAGCAGGAGATTTCTCGAGAACGAATAGATTGTCGCTTATGTCGTCATCTTCGCCAAAATTAATCTCTTGTTCGCCTTTGATGTAGATGTTATGCGTATTGAAAGACGTCTCAGGTAATTGCTTCTTGCTAGCATAGAGGAACTCGTTTTCCAAAAATGCAACAGAAGAAGTCGGAAAATTATATCCTCTACCGTCATGTTCTCTACGGATTAGGTTGTCCACCCAACCATAGATTGTGTCGGAAGATCCGGATGTAGTGTCTTCAATCACGAACTCTCCAGAAGAGTCAGATCCCGTGACTGTGTCGAAGTCCCAGTTTAATATCGACAAGTCCATGGCTGGTATCTCTATATCGTTGATTGCGAATGCTGTTGATCCGTCAATAGATTTATGATTACCATAATTCATTACGTCTTTGTTGTGCTCTTGAATCGAAGAGTTTGGTAAATAATCAAGCCATGCAGATACACGTCCAAACTGCAAATCAGTTCTGTGTAGCACTGACCCTGTGAAGTTTTCATAATGGGCAGCAGCATAGATTCGTTTTGGAGCCTGCATGTATGCAGAACCTGTTGTGTTATTTACAGTGGTAGAAACCAAAATTTCTTCTTTTAATTCATCAAAGTTGTGCGAAACAGCGTAAAGTTCAATATCATAATCTGGTGTTGCATTTGTGACGTTACCAGCATACGGATAAGTTTGCGGCTTGATTCTCAAAGCAACATTGTAATGATCGTTGTCGTAGATGTCGTAAACGAAGTCTGATTCAGCATAGATTGTTTCAGTTTGATTCTTAACAACAAACTTCGCATTCTCGGATTCAAGAGAGTCTCGAACAAGATATACTTGAAGGTCTCGAGCTTCAGCG